TACGAGCTCGAGGCATCGGCGGTATTCAGATGGAATCTACAGACGATCAAATTCAATTGTTTGCACAAAAAGACATGAGGTTAACTACCAAAAAAAATATGCACTTACGTGCTGGCCCACATATGAAATTGACAGCTGACTTGATTGACCTAAATGGGCCTCCGGCACTGCAAGCCGTACGTCCGACAGTTGGCGCACTTGCTGTTAATCGAGAAGTAAAAGAAAGTATTGCCGATCGTGTTCCAGAAGCTGAGCCATGGCAAGGTCATTTAGTACAAGACAGTAAAATGGCTGCTCAAGCAAAAAGTGATCCAATTGATCCGGATACAACTGATTTTATGCTAGCAGGCGCTGGCGGCGGAGGCGGAGGGTCTGGCAGTGTTGCATTAAATCCGAAAAGAAGTGCACAACAAGATTCAGAAAATGAACTAAAAGCAAGCATATATGCAGATGAATATGTTGACAAGCATTTTGACAGAAACATGGTAGGACCTAGAGCGAACCCAGATTCGTTTGACCCCAGAGGCAGAGACCAAAGAAATGTGCCTACTACACCTACTACTAGTAGAAATGCAGACTCGTTTGACCCACGAGGTCCTGATCAGAGAAATGTTCCTAGTAGAGTACCTGACTCGGCAAAGCTATCTGATGCAGGCACTGGACCTAAAGCAAATAATGCAAACCCGAGAACAAGACGAGAATGGCAAAGTGATGTAAGTGGAACTTTAGTATGATATTACAATTAAACGATCAATTGAGAACTGTGTGGCAAGACTTTACATTGGCAGATCAAGAACGGTTCGAAACTGAAATTCCAATTAATTCATTGGAAATATCAGAAGAAGCTAAGTTAGTAGCTTTGAATTTTGCAAAGTATGTAGGTTACGACGGGTATGGCTACGGCGAAGGCTATGTTGTCCGTGGAGTAACAGAACAAGAATCATACAATGTGTGGATATCTGAGTTTAATCAACAACAAAAATTATTTAAACGTCAGTTGAGTACATATAACCTGACAGAGCTTCCGCAATCTGTTTACGATGGATTGATGTTATATTTTTGGGCAGTAAATAAAATTCACTTTGTATATTCCAATGAAGGAATATATGATATGAAAGAACAGATATCAAATAAATTGTGGGATGATGTTGCTAGTACAATCATGCGCAGTAACTTTAATAAACAGCATTGTATAAAAGCAGCAACAGTATTGAGATTAGCTGATTACGGCAAGCAAAAGCCCAGACGATGGTTTCGTACACAGGGTATTTTTGCAATGCGTAATAATAATGAAACCCGAACTCTTTCAACTGAAGAACTAAAAAGAGCAAGATTTGCATATTATGCAGAAACAAAAACATTCTTGCCATACACACCTGAAAGTTCTAAAAAGCAAATAGTCAACGACTATAAAAAAACAATGTTAGAAAATCGCTATGTATTTGACAGTTCGACAGTTATTTTCAAATTACCAACTGCTCCTGCAATGGAACCAATTGAAAAAATAGAAGTACGCATCAACGGCGACTTAGTACAAAATGAATTTGACTTTACGGTAGACGGAACGAATCTTATCGTTACAAAACCAATGCAACCGCAAGATATTATCACTACTATTATCAGAATCTAAAGAATTATATTACCATATAATTTAGCGATAAATAATATTATGGCAACATATATCGGATATAGTTCAATAGGTCAAAAAGCTTCAAGCAGAATTCTTGTAGACAAGGATTTAGCAAAGCGTGACCTTATGAATCATTTTTACACAAGAAGAGGCGAACGTCTAGCTAATCCTGAATTTGGAAGTATAATTTGGGATATGCTATTTGAGCCAATGGATGCTTACACTGAATCATTGATTCAAGAAGACGTTGAACGAATCATAAACAGTGATCCGAGATGGAACTTAATCAGCAGTCGGCTACAAAAACCAGATGAGCATACAATTTCTGTAACAGCTCAAGTTGAATATGTAGATACTGGCACTGCTGAAGAACTATATTTGAATTTTGTAGGTGAGATAGCATAATGGCCCAAGGCGCAAGACAGAGCAGTTTATTTGCTGCAGAAGATTTTAGTGTAATATACGAAAGTTTTGCACAAGCAAACTTCCAAGCATACGATTTTAACACTATCCGTAATGCTATGGTCGAATACATGAATAACAACTATCCAGAAAACTTCAATGACTGGATTAGTTCAAGTGAATTTGTAAGTTTAATCGAACTTATGGCATTCTTGGGCCACAACTTAGCATTTAGAAATGATCTCAATACTCGTGAAACATTTTTAAGTACTGCAGAGCGCAGAGAAAGTGCACTGCGTATTGCAGAGTTTTTAGGATACACACCCACCAGAAATGTTGTTGCCAATGGTTATTTAAAAGTAGATAGTATCAGAACAAGCGAAGAAATTTACGATGTTAACGGAAATAGTCTTGCTAACAGATTTGTACAGTTTAGCGGTACAAACAACCCTGAAAACTATCAAAACTTTTTAACAGTAATAAATTCTGTTTTACAGTCTAACAGTAAATTCGGACAGCCGTTTGATAAATTTATTGACAGAAATAATATCAGAAATGAAATTTATAGAACAAATAGTATAAACAATGATGTTGTATATTCATTCTCTGGAAAAGTAAACGGCGGACGTGCAACATTTGGAGCACACAGTGTTTACTATAACAAAGATTTAGGAAAGTTAGAAGAAAAAACACCAGATCCTTATAGCGTAATCGACTTGCTATATCGTGACGATAATAGTAGTTTCGATAGTCCTAACACCGGATTCTTTATGGGATTAAAACAAGGATCGTTAGATTTTCAAGACTTTAATATTGAAAACGGTTTACCTAACATGGTACTTGACGTCAACGCAGAAAATGTTGCGAATGGCAACATATGGGTGCAAACAATTGACGAAGCAGGTAAAGTTGTTAAGAATTGGACACAAATTGACAGACTGTTTGGACTAAGTGCAGTTTATAACAGTATCAATAACAATCAGCGTGATATCTTTACAGTAAGTTCAAGAGAAGATGATCAGATTAGTGTTGTGTTCGCAGACGGAGATTTTGGTAATATCCCACGTGGTATTATAAGAGTATGGTATAGAACTGGGCTTAATCAAACATACAGACTAATGCCCAGTGACATTGGTAGTGTTGCAATACAGTTCAACTATATCGGACGTGACGGCACAACATATACTGCAATAATGGATTGTAGCTTAAAAGAAACAATAAGCAATGCTAGTGCTCGTGAAACAATTGATAGTATAAAATCAAACGCAAGCAGATTTTTTGCTACACAAGACCGTATGGTAACAGCAGAAGATTATAGTATTTTTCCGTTAACAGCAAGTAACAATATCAGAAAAATTAAAAGTGTAAATCGTATACACAGCGGACACAGTCGTTTCCGTGATTTCAATGATCCTACTGCTACATACAGTGATGCTACTCAATACTTCGACGATGGATATTTGTATGAAGAAAACGTTACTAGCAGAAAGTCAGTGACACTTCCTAACAGACTTAACAGTGATTTACTATATGATACATATATTCGACCGCTGTTAGATAACAGTGAAGTTAAAAACTTTTTCTATCAGAGACACCAGTACGATACTGCAGGTACGTGGAATGTTCCGTCACAGTATACTGATACTACTCAATATGTTTCTTATCTTGGATCAGCTGAAACATCTTATAGATGGAACCAAGTTACTAAAAGTCATAAAACATCTACTGGAAATATTATACGCAAAGGTGTTCCTCAACGTTTAGGCAAAAACGGTGTTGATGCAATGAGAAAGTTAGAAATTAACAGTATTGTAGAATTTGTAACAGAGCCATTTAAAAAAGGATATATTAAATCTGTGCGTGTACTTGATGGCGGCACAAATTACACAGATCCTCCGACTATTACAGTTAATGGCGTAGGACAAAGTGCAGTGCTAGAAGCTAATGTTGGTAACGGAGAAGTTGTAAGTGTTACTATACGAGATAGTGGAATAAACTACGATGCAGCTACTAGTTTGACATTTACATCTCCTAGTAGCGGCGGTAGTGGTGCTGTAGCTGTTGTAGAAATAGCTGATGCAGACAGTGTATGGACACGTGTCATAAGCGCCGACAACGACGGACTAGGCGAGGATGATGCAACAGGCATTCCAACTGGTGTAGATGAAAGAGGTCGAGGCGCAGTAGTTCTAAACAAAATTATTCCAAGTGCTGCTCGTGTTAGACGTATTATTCCTAATTTTGAAAGTGAACTAACAGATACTGTAAAGTCTCAAGTTATTTCTAAGTTAGATAACAATAATAGTTTTGCACTACGCTATGACGCACTCGAACAGGAATGGGTAGTTGTTGACAGTGCAGACTTGCCAGAATCTGGAATCAATAATAACGATCCTGTGAGTTGGAGCAGATACAACGAAGGTGATAAAAGCAACACAGGCATAGACAACAGTTGGATTATTCGTGTGAATTATAAGTCAAGCGAATGGGAAATTTTAACAAGAAAAACTCGCTTTGTGTATGGCAGCGATGATACTATTAAATTTGGAAACTTAAACTTTGGCGATACACTTAGTAGTGAAACACAAAAACCTAGTAGAGATAACTTAACAGTATTGAGTATTAATACTAAAACTGATACTAATAACACTCCGCTAAATGAAGATTACAAATTTAATATAGCAGGATATTTTACTTATAATGATGGATACACAGATCCATACAAAGTAAGAATTACGTTAAGCGATCCAGACAATGACGGGTTTCCAGATAGTCCATCAGCGTTTTACGACATAGCAAATGGACAGACTACTAAGTTAGGTGTCAAAACTGTTGATGGTTTCAAATATAATGTAAGAAACGAACTAGGCAATACAGTTGTTCCTGGCAGAGCAAACCTACAAACAAAATATAAAAGAGTTGCCGACTTAGGTCAAGTTATCGATCCTAGTATTACTAACATTATCGATACTTTTGTATTGCTAGAAAGTTACGATGCAGAGTTTAGAGTATGGGCTAAAAATGATGGCAGACCGTACACTCAACCAGTGCCTCCGACTGTACACGAACTCAATAACTTGTTTTCAAAACTAGACAGTAAAAAAACAATTAGTGATCAAATAATATACAGACCAGTAAGATATAAAATTCTATTTGGAGATTTAGCAAGTGACGAGTTACAAGCTAGATTCAACGTAACAAAAACAAGTAATGCTACAATGAGCGATACTGAAATTAAACAAACTGTTACCAGATTAGTTGAACAGTATTTTGATATTAATAATTGGGACTTCGGTGAAACTTTTTACTTCACTGAGTTAGCAGCATTTATACATAATAACACAGTAGGTCAAGTAAGTCAAGTTACCATTGAGTCTATCGGAGACTTTAATGCAAATTTATTTGAAATTAGAGCTGACAGCGATGAGCTATTTTTACCTATATTAAATACTTCTAATATAACAATTACAAATGCATTTGCAGCAAATCCAACTAGTGTTGCAGCTAACACCGGAGTAAGCATCGTATGAGCAAGAACTATAAAGCTAACCCAATTACGGCCCCGCTAATTACACGTCCGGGCGAAAGTAAAGAATATGTTGGCACAAGAAATGTTACAGGCTTACTACCTGAAATTTTTAGAACAGATGTTAACAAACGTTTCTTGGACAGCACACTAGAACAGTTAATGAGTACAGGTAGTTTACAAGCTATCAATCATTACGTTGGTGAAAAAACACATACAAGAAAAAACAGTGACAGTTATGTTGAAGATGGCAGAACCAGCGATCCGTATCAGTTCACTCCAGGACTTGTTAATAAAGATAGTGCAGGACGTGTTACTAATGCACTAGCGTATGATGACTTGTTACATAACATGAACTTTAGCGATGTTCAACTTAATCAAAATAGTCGTGTGTTTGATGAAGAAGGCTACACATTAGACTTGCCAATTAACATTGATATGTTTATCAATTATCACACATATTTTTGGGCATTAGATGATCTGCCAGTAGCTACATTAACTGTAACTGCAGAAAATCCTGTAGCAATCGATGACATAATTGGATCATATCAATATACAACGCCAGTACTAGCAAATGGTAAAACACTAGCTCTTAAAAATGGAATGAAAGTTTCGTTTAACGGTGCAGGCTTTACTGGTAATGCAAACTTTGAAACAGATGATGTTTTAATCGTAGACGGAGTAGAATCTCCAAATGGCATTACTTTTACTTTGCACACAAGAAATAATAAAAGAATCTGGTCTATTAGAAAAGTTTACGGCGCAGGCGAAGCACGTGAATACACAGTTGAACAACGTTGGAGTTTAGATCAAAGTGCATGGGCACGTAGTAATCTCTGGGTTAAAGAAGACGCTATTATTTCACAATGTGAATACGCAGACATAGATAGCTTGCTATATGCAAAAGATGTTTTCAGAGCAACTCGTCCGATTATTGAATACCGTGCTAATATACAAAAGTACAACTACGGAACACAGCACTTAGATTTTGTTGACTATATGTATGACAGTATCAATCCTGCAACTGATATTATTGGCAATGCACAATTTAACTTAGCTGAACATTTAATTTCAGAAGATTGGGTACACAAAGGTTATATTAAAGGTGATCTTGTTAAGCTAGTTGTCG